TGGTAGTATATAATCTTTTGGTGGCATTTTCAATGTTGTGTTATCCATGGTTTTAGCGTCCGGATTAGAATTTAGGTAATCTTTTTTCATGCCTTTCCATGTATTTTTTTCTACAGGCCTTTCTTCTTCAACCCTTGTAGGAATTATACCCTGACATTTAGACACCAACAAATCAAAGTTTGAGTTGTATTTAAGCGAAGGATTTCTATTCACCTTGTTACACATCTTCATTAACTCTAATTGTTGTCTAAGTCGTTCATTTTCCAGCGCTAAATCGTTTCTCTCATTACATTGTAAATTACCTAAATACTTCCTAAATGTAAGTCTTACATCTTGACTTTCACTTTCATTCCAACTGCTATCGTAATTATCATAATCGTATTGTCTAGCTGACACAGATAAATCTACTTCACCAGTTCTACATTCGTTAGGGTATGAGTTTAAATATTCGTTTCTAGGATACGCAGGTCCCATCCAGGCCAGCAGACATATCAAAATTATTAGTGCTCCGGTAAAATAATAATTCATCCTGGCTACCTCCATGATACATCCTAATAATTTATTTCTCTGTTTAAATCTTTAATATCCCACTCCATATCGTTAACACGATTAGCTAATAGTTCATATAAATTCTCAGCCATTTCCCATGTGCCTTCTGCTCGTTCTAATTTTTGTAGGATTGTATTTGTTTTTTCTGTAAGTACAGCCATATCTCTCTGTATATTTACAAGATCAACTGTTTTAATTTTTTCTATCTCTGCTCTGTTGCCGTTAATTGTGTCTGTTAAATTAACAACATATTTAACACCAGTAAAAGTTCCGACTAGGACTGATGCCACAACCGGAACCATTACTATGTTTTTCTTTAATAAATCTGCTAAGTTCATTACTTAACTATGTAAGCTACAACAAGAACAGCAACTATAATTACACATACTTTGTGGTTTTGCCATACGTGCAGTCCTCTGCTTTTAATTCTATCTATCATTTTTTCTTCTCCTCAATTTCGTAAAAAAATTTATCAGTATCTTCAGTTTGCCACTGACCCGTATCTTCTACATTCCATTCATTTGTTTGTACCTTCCAATCAGGGATTGTATCCTTAACAGTAAACGAAGGTAGGTCCCAAATACATCTATTATTAGGTTGTGCTGCATAATTACCATCATCTAAAGCAATTATGTGAGCGCACTTGTGTTCGTGCGGTATTTCCGAGTGTTCGGTGTCTAGTATATTACTCTCTGGATGTGCAAAGTCAACGGTAAATAAATATTTACCATGATGCCATTTTTTATCTTTGCCTATGTACTTACCGTGTTGACCACTTAGAATATCATAATTAGTAACAGCAGGATAATAACTAAAAGCATTCCAAAGCTCCAGTTCATCAAGTCTCTTATTGGGTACAGCTCCGGGTTCATAACCACGTTGAATAAAAGCCGTAATTGGGAGACGATAAAAGACTGCACCATTTTCCATAATAGCATGCCATAGAATAGCACGACCTGAAATAGCGCTAAGACCAAAGACAATACAATCTTCAACTTCTCCATGATGTTTTTTAAGATCATATAAATATTCCCTTCTTATTTGTGCGTAAGTGGGTGGTATGTTTGCATTTAAATAAGCCATAATTTATCATTTTATTGTACCCCAGTTTGGTCCAGATTCATAGTCTACTTTGTTATTGACTTTAAGAGGTATTGCAGTTTCCATTATTTTTTGTATCGTGGTCCGTGTTTCTTGATCCTTAATTGATACACAAAGTTCATCGTGTATTTGTATATGAGGTATGATACCTTTTTCATATAACAAAACCATTGCCTTTTTTGTCATATCAGCAGCTGATCCTTGTACTAATCTATTTAATGCTTTGTATGTAAAGGCAGGTGTAAAGTATTCTTTAAACCAATCTTCTCTTTCCTGTTCTGTAAGATCTTCTACTTTTCCTAAACCACCTTTGTCTTTTGCTTTAGATTTAGAATTAAACTGTAATTTAAATTTAGACCAGGCATCTTCTTTTGACATAAGCTTAGGAGCAATCCACTCTCCTTCATATTTAATTGTACCGTCTTTTTGTTTTACTTCTTTAGCTTCAGGGTCCCACTCTTCAAACTTACGTAACTCATTATTCCATCTTTTGTTAACACTTTCATATTTATCAAATCTACAAAACCTATCTTCAAGAGTAAAAACTAATTTGTTTTTTGTAGCAAAAGTCATTAAACCATCTGATAGTTTTTTAACAAACGGAACTTTTCTATGATAAGTATCAAACAATACTTTAGCTTGATTCTTATCTAAATTTAACTCTGCTTGTAATTTACCTTTACCCATACCATAGAATAAACCTAAGTTAATTGTTTTAGCTTGTTTTCTAGGTATTTTTGCCATGTCGGCTACTATCTGATGAAAGTCTGCTTCATCATCATTAAATTTTTTCTTTAATTCTTCTGTTTCTGGTAATTTGTGTTTTATAGCATAATGCACTACAATCCTCGGTTCTTGTTGAGAATAGTCAAAACTACCCCATGTATGGCCCTCCTCAGGTATAAAAAGCTCCCTCATCTTCTTTCCTATAAAACCTTTAGAAGGAATTTGTTGTAGATTTGGATTACTCATAGAAAATCTACCGGTTACAGTCCCACCACCATCTCCTCTTATTTGATTGATATCAGCATGTATTCGGCCCTTGTAAATATATCCTTTGAGTCCCTCTACAAAAGTATTTAATGCTTTGTCATATTCTCTTGCTTTAGCAACATATCTTAAAAATCTATTGCTGTGTGTTCTTAAATAATCTTTTGGAAGTTTAGGCATTCCAGATTTAGGAGTCTTAGCGTAGTCTTTTATTTTTTGATTTTCTAAAAGATTCTTTAACGAAGAAGCTGCCCATATTTGTACTTCAACGTTTGTTTTAAATTTTATAAATTTAATTATTTTATTTCTACATCTTTCTAATCTTTTACCAAGAAGGTTAAGTTTTTGGACATCTATCTTAACTCCTTTAAATTTCATTTCAACTAAACATGGAAACAATCTTGTTTCTAATTCAAATATATTTCTACAAGTATACTCTTTATTGTTTTCAGGTTTTATGTATAATACTTCATCTAATTTTTTATCAAATAACTTCCATAATTTTAAAGTTAAAGTAACATCTTGTTTAGCGTATTCTTTTACTACTTTAGATGGTAACTTATGCATGTTAGACATTGGATCTTTTTGCATACCACCAGACCATTCAAAAGTTTTTTCTTGTAAATCATACTTATATTTACTGTCGTCAAGATAATCTTTAGACAACGCATCTAATGAATATTTAAATCTGTTTTCGTCAATAACAGACGCAGCTACCATTGTATCTACAATGCGACCTTTAAGTTTTTTACCTGTTACTGCTTCAAGCCAACAGACATCGTACATTGCGTTATGAAATACTTTTGTAATTTTATTGTTCTGTAAAAGCTTATCATTCATTTGATTCCAAAATTGTTTAAGTTCTTCGCCTTCTACAACAGTGTCAGAATGATGTATTGGAAAGTATACAGTTTCTTTACCAGTGGCTACAGCTATACCAGTTATAAAACCATCATTTCTAATTGCACCTAAACCTTTTGTTTTTAAATTAGGATCATAAGTTTCTATATCAATAGCTACTGTGTCTACACCTTTTAAATCTAAATCAATTGGATGATCACACATTATAGTCCCTTTCAATAATCATTTCTATAAAATGTATTGCTTTTAATAAATCTTGTTTCTTTCCCTTATCACGATGTCTGATAATATATTTTATAGCACATCCCTCTGGGTATAGCAATTCATTCTCTACTACAAACTTACTGGGTTGAATTTTATACTTTTGGTAGTGACTCCCGCCGTGCTGTTTGTCCCAAACGCTTTTCTTTTTCATAGTTCTAAAATATCCCTTCTGTGATTTTGTATTCCTGCTAAAGAAGATCTGCTTGGAGAAGAACTTCCTATACTCCAGCAATCTATTCTACCTCTACTGTAAGCAACGTAAGCTAGTCTTACAGGTTCAAAACTACGAGGTTCTTGCCTGTAAATTGATAAGTCAACTATTACATTATCAAATGTTAAACCTTTTACTTTGTGAATAGTATCGTGCTTAACTCTTGGAGGTTTGTCTGTATCCATACCATTTATTAAAACTTTATTAATGTATGGTGTTTTTTCTATAAGTTCTTTTTTAATTACAACTTGTGAAAATCTTTGAAATTGTTTTGCTTCTGGTTTAATAAAACCCATATCTATTAATTCTTGAATATTATAATCTTTGTTAATTAAAGATTTTAATGTATCTACTTCACCCTTGCCATGAGCTTTTACTGACTTACCTATTATAGGCCAGTAATCTAATATCTGTTGTTTAGAAACAGAGCCATTTAAAAAAGTTTTCCAAGTTTTAAAACAACTAAAATGTTTTCTAGAAACATGAGGGTTTCCTGACAATAATGAGTAGTCTATTCCATTATCTTGTAGGAATTGATTTATTTTTTTGTGAGTAGGATTACCTCTGTAAGTAAATAAAAAAGTATCCTTTGTATTTATTATTTTATTAATTAAAATATCTTTAGCCTGACAACTTTGTTCTAAGCTAGGAATCCAATATGACTTTCCAACAACCTCTGTTGGAGTCCAAGTTCTTTGTGCGTAATCCCCATACTTTTCCCATACAGGTCTAATAATATTTTTACATACTTTATTTATAGTTTGACTACATCTTAAACCTTCAGTAAGTTCATTTGCTTTAGCTTCTTTTGAGTTAGCTAATGCATAAAAAAATTCAGGATCAGAGCCTGCATATTCATGAATGGTTTGGTCTGCATCACCTATGAAAATAAATTCTTCAGCTTTTGTAGCAGCTTTTTGTAAAGCTTGTATCTGAGGTTTACTACAATCTTGAGCTTCATCTACTATTAAAACATCTATATCCTCTGGTATTTCTGCTTTAAACAAAAAATTATCTATCATATCTTCAAAAGATATTTTTTTATGAACACTTCTAAATGCGTTATATTTTTTTATTAATTTATATAATTGATCTTTGCTGTAAGGATAATAACGAGAAGGTTCACATACGGCCCAATACTTATCAAAAGTTAAACCTTTACCGTGTGAGTGAGAACTATATTCGTATACTGGGTGTTTTTCCCAATTATTTTTGTTCCAAATTCTCATAGATTGGTTTTCACTACAAAATTTATTGTGTTCTTCTTGTTCATATTTTTGTAAAGGTAAATACTCTGCTTTAAAATATGCATGTATGGTACAGATTTGATCTTCTAATCTTGAGTCAGGTACGTTTTGTATTTCTGGTAAACCTTTTACGGCTTTTCTAATTTCTTTTGCAGCTAATACAGTGTGAGATAAAACAACTATTCTTTCCCAAGAATATTTTTTTAACAGTTCAGCATATTTGTTTTTTAACCATCTATGAGTTTTACCTGTTCCTGGAGGACCAGGAATAAATTCTGGAGTTTTAAAACTATTCATCGTCTGTTACCTCTCCTGCTTCATCTCCTATCACTACAGCTTCTCCCTCCCATATTATTTTTTTATTACTTGTTGTTTCTCCTTCTATTACCCAAGCGATGCAAGACTTACCCTCATATTTACCATGATCTTTTTTTGCTTTTAAGATTGTTTGAATTTTATTAACAAGGTCAACTCTTTCTAAATTTATCCTGTTTTTAATTAATTCTTTTTCAAAATTATTTAAATCAAATTCTATAGTAGATTTTTTAGAGTTGTAGTAAGGTAGTTTGTGAACAAACAATTGTTCTTTGTCTGTATAAACACCTTTTATATCTAAATAATCTAAAAATATTCTTTTAAATTGTTCTTTATCTTCTGCCTCTTTTACATAGTCCTTAGAAAATTTTCTTGCATAAAATTTAGCCATCATCATTTCTTCAAATTCTTTTGATTTCATTCTTGGAAGCCACACTTTTGCTTGACTCATAGCTAAATCGTAAAATATTTTTGGATTCATAAGAGATGCTCCATCAATCCATATTTTTTTTTGAATTATTTCTTCTTTTTCTGGAACATTTAAATAAACATTGTATCTATTTGCTCCATACTCTTCTATAAAATCAATAGTATCTTGTGATACTTGAGTTGTTATATTTTGAAAAAGTCCAATCCAATTAAATAAAGTCTGAATATTTTTATGACCATACCCTGTTAGCTCGTGAATTTTATTTACTCCAAACTTTCTATCTGTTGTTCTAGTTGTAGTCCCTTTTTTTGATCTTTCTTTAACATCATCATTTGCAGCCTCTGCAATTCTAGAAACAAATAAATCTATTTGTTCGTCTGTCCAATCTGAATTTTTAATTAGTATTCCTGCAATTGCAGTGCAATATTCATCTCTACTTCCTGTAGTTGGATATATAATTGTTAACGCTGCAGACAAAGCAGCCTTACCTACATCTATGAGTAGATTACCTTGATACTCTCTTATCTCTTCAAATTTTTCCCATCTTACATTTGTTTTTGATTTACTATGTAAAGATCCAGGAACTATTGTGTATCTTTTTCTTTCAGTTCTTAACTCACATATCATAGAACCATGTGGAAAATTTTGAAAATCTTTTTCAAATTCATCTGGTAATTTAAATTGTTTAAATGGAATTTTGCTTTTGTTTGACCAAAGATAATGACTAGTCGGATTACCATCTCTTCCAAAGATTGCACCACAATCTTTTACATAAAAATGCACAAATTTTTTTACAAACTCATTATCAATATCTAAGTCAACATCGTTGTCTAATCTTAATGCTATCTCTGCTGTTTCGTGATCCCTGTTCCATATATCTTTCTCTATTTTAAAATCTGGGTCGGTATACTTCTTAACCTTTGGCGTACCCTTGAGACAGGGTATAATAACCCTTCCCAACTCTAACCAATCTATATAACTTATAGGTTCTTTATTCATTTATTTTTTATTAAGTTTTGAGTGGGCGTTTCCACTCTCGCTTCGACGCCCATCCCTGCAGGAAATTATAAACTAAATTCTTTTTTAGCTTCTTTAGTTTCAGGTTTAGCTTGTACTTCACCTTTACTTACAGACGCTGCAAAAGTTTTAGCCATGTCATAGATTCCTCTATTTTCAACAGGACCAGCTTTTGACACATCCCAACCAAACCATGTTCCTTTGTCGTTAGACATTTGAACAGTAGATAGTTTATAAATGTGGCTGTATGTTGGCGGAGTAAACAAACCATTTTTACCTTGCATCTTGATACCCATCATCATTGAGTTCCATTTTCTACTTACTTTTAATTGAGTAGACTTCATAGAAATTAATGCGTGTTCTAAATTTTCTGGGTTTTTTCCAAGAGTTAGCACGAAGTGATTTGCAGTGTTTTCAAGATAGTTACCATTTGGTAATCTATCTTTATAGTCCTTACCTCTAGTTGTTTGACTAACAATATCGCTGTCTGCTTCATGTATTGCAACAGGTGCACCAGTGCTGGTACCTCTGTCTTGCCATTCAACATACTGTCTTTTATAAAAAACTGGTACGACATTTAAAGAGTCAAACAGTTCGTTAGTGACAGTGTTTATTATTTTGCCGGGCTCTGCGCCTTCGACATATTTACCATCTCTTTTATTTACCTCTGGAGATAGTTGTCCCAAAATTTTTAAAAATGGTAACGCAAGATCGTCTTGCGATATATTTTGAGTACCTTGTTGTGCATCAGCTTCCATATCAAACGTAGCTAGTGCACCATTTTTTTTTTCTGTTACTTGGTTCATGTTTATTTGTTCCTTTTTATTGTTGTTTTATTCTCTGAGAATACCCCAAAGATTTCCGTTGGCATTTCTTTACCTGCCTCAATACGCTCACGGACTAACGCTTTCAAAGTCATGGGCTCAACCTTCATCTTTTGTGTCGGTTGAAACCCTTGACCTTTTGCAAGTTCGGCATAATCAGCCGCCTTGTTATCTTCGTTACG